AGTAGGCATACCATTCTGAAAAACGTCGACTAGCTCGTACCCCATTTGGGGTACGAGCTAGTCGACGTTCTTTGGTATTATCTTAAAGCGTATTTTTCTCTTAGAGGAATAATTAAATTTATAGTAAATGTATTTGACTCAGTACTTTGATATAATCCAATAACTCCATCTTCTGTTAGATAAGCATAGGCACTAATATCACTACCAAACACATCAGTAAAATATTGGTCGCCGTATATTTGCAAAGCACTAGTGTTTAATTTCATTACACTTTGAGATGTACTAAATTTAGTGCCATTGTTTCTAACAACTCCTACAATATGGAGTGTATCTTCGTTTATTCTATAATTTACACTTGATAAATTAATATTAGCACTTGCGGGTGTAATTATATTATGGTTAAAAATATCATTTATATCCTTGAAATTATGCGAATAAGTGTTATTATTTCTATTGTAACGTAAATTGTATAATCTTACATTAGTGAAATTACATTTATCTTTTACATCAGAATAACTATTAAAATAACTGTTAGTGATAGTAACATTTCTTAAAGTACTATCACCATTAAGGTATAATGCGTATGTTTCACAACTATCATCAATACTATAAAAAGCCGTTACACATTCACTCATAATGATAGTTCTTAAGTCGTTTAAAAATGAAAATGCCTTTTGATAACTGTCTGAATATAATTGTGAACCTCTGAATGAACCAACTATTTCAAAACAAATTTCACCCCCTGTTATTTTTTTATTGCACCATGCGTGGATATTCAATGCATATGTTTCATTACCAATAATTTGCACAGCTTTATTTAAAGCATTAATACAAGTTAAATTTATAATCGAGCAGTCTGATGCGTTGATTATGATATTATTTTGCACATATGATAAATTATTTCCTATTATACAATTAATTATTTTTTGTCCATAATATTGGGATTCTAGTATTAAATTATTAGTTACCCCATTTTTAAATACGCAAGCATCAAAAAAAGTATCGGCGCATCGTGATGTTAATGTAGTTAATGCTTTGTTGTTTCCGTCAAAAATAACATTGAAAATTTTCGATTCTTGACCGCATCTAATATTAAATCCATTTTCATTGTTGCATAATAATACAGCACCATTGCCATTAATAGTGATAGTATTAACTGTATCGAGATTTAAGTTATCAACCAAATAAGTTTTACCACTTGTTAAAGCTAAACAATCATTTTGTTTTAGGGCATTAATAGCGTTATTAAAAGATAATGTATCATTTGTTATTCCGTCACCAATTGCACCATACATTTCAGGTGTAATGCAAGTAATACCCTGTTTTAGTTTTATTACTTCTTTTCGATATTCTTCAACTTGCGCATTATAATTGCCTGTGTTTATCCAATAGTCCTCGTTAGTAATATCAACATTTGCAGGTACAGGAACTTTACTTGTAAAGCTATTACCCATATATGTTACAATACTCAATGCTTCATATCGTAAAGCCTTATTCCATTCGCCCATAATTTTAGGAACGTATCTCGCACCCACATACTGTCTGTTAATTAAACCGTTACTCATACTTTTTACCTCTCTTCCTTAATAACTCAATACTAAATGACCGTAGTCATAGTTACCAATGCCGATATTGTTTCCGATATCTAGTCCTGTAGTATTAAACGTAATACTTTCCCAATTTCTTGGAATTGTATAAATAAAATACCCTTCATCACTAATCGTAATGAAAATCATTGTAGCTAAATACTGAGCAATAATACTCTCAGCGAAACTTGTATCGAAATTGTTAATCCAATTCTGAACTTGTTGCACTTCCTGTTTTAGATTATTGATTTCGTCATTCTGCATCTTGTCAGTTTCAATCAAATTGTTAATATAAGTAACCATTTTGCATAGAATTTCATAATAGCTTAAGCTATCATCATAAACCAATGGTAAAACCTTGTAGCACCAAAACCTAAAAAAATCTTTGTCACAATTACCCATACTTTGCGCTCCTTTCTAATAGATTGTAAAAAATAAATCTTTAAGCTCATCAATAATCATCATGTCAATATTTAAAAAAGTTTCTCTAAACTTTAATAACATTTCTGATTGGTTACCCTCATAACCTAAAATTTTGTCAACATAACTGTCACTTCTATTCCCTGTTCCTGTCTCACTATCACTAGTTTTGCTGTTTAGTGTACTACTAGTACCATCAGTGCCTACATTATGAGTAGCGTTGGTTAAATAGTCGTTGCTTTCAAGCCCATCAATACCCCCTTGTGGTGTATCACTGTAATAACTCCAAGTATCGGTGTTACCGTCAGTTCGATTTGTACTAGTATTAGTTCCATTTCTGCTAGTGGTTTTGGTCTCACTTCCACTACCTTCATGTGATACACTCCTGTTCACACTAACTAGTGGTTCAATTTTCAACAATTCACTCTTATAAAGCTGATTGTAATAAGGCATTATGTTTTTCATTTTGTCACTAAGAAATAACTTCCATCTTCCAACAGTTTCACAACAGATTTCTCTTGTATAGTAATGTCTTAAAATCTTCTTACAAAGTTCTGACCTGTACTGTTCGTCAAAAATAGGGAAGTCGCTAAAGATTTTGTTCCAAGATTTGTTAAGCACATCTTCGATATTATTGAACCCTGTTGACTCTGTTAAATTTGCGCTTGTTTCGCAAATAAATCTAACTTGTGTCGTGTATTTACTCACCTTCGTTATCCTCCTTCCTGTCGTCCTTTTGGTTGAATACATCACGAAAATGACAGCTTATCTGTGTACCGAACATCCTGTTTATCTGCTCACATGCCTGTTGTCTTGCAAATTCTCTCGAATACCTGTTAGCCATTACACCGCCTTGAAGCCTTTGCACTTCATCCTTAATCATTCTTTCTTTTTTCTGAATACTGATATTTGTTATACCCAAATAAGTTAGAGCTTCATTCCATAGATTAACTTTTAATTCATAAAGTTTATCGGCCACATACGGCGCGCCTGTTGTGAATACACCAAAAGAGCTTCCGTCTCCCTCCATAAAGTCGTTACTTGCAAAAATAACAGGTTGGTTTCCATCATACTCCATGTAAGCATTTTTTAGAGATAGCTGTTGTTGTTCACTGCCCTTAATTAAAATCGGCGTTCTTTGAGCTTTGCAGTTAATATCAATGCTTGCATCAAGATCAGCCATTCTCTTGGCATATATAGTCATCTTATCTTTACAACACCAATGTGTCATATTATCCCATATAATAACACTGTCGCTTCTTCCACATACCTTCTGATAACCGTTAGAAGCGTATGCCCTTCTATCTAGTGGGATATTGTAAACATCAAGTTGACCGCCAAGTATACCCCTCAAGCATAGATTCCCCATTACTTCGTCATTAAAATATAACATAGCTTTATCTTCGTACAACCCAACTTCAATAAATCGTGCATCTACAGTGTCAGGAAGTCCAAACCACTCAAACGAACTAATTGCAATTTCTGTAAATAAATCTAAGTATTGGTCAAACGTGTATAGCTGATAACAAACACTATCGTCAAATGCTGTGCGCTGTTTCTCTCTTTTAGCTTTTCTAGCTTTACTCATTCTTACACCTCCCTTCTAAACAGTATTATCAAGTGAGTAGTTACCAACTTCATTTGGATGTTTCCAAAAAGTAATTCCACTATTAAAATAACTTTCTATTAAAGCTATATCGTCACTAGGTGCATGACCTACTATTGTACAATCAACAGTTTTTGTATAATTCCAATGAGGTCTACTAGATACGTTAGGTACTTTTGTCGTGTGGCAAGCATAGCCAAAAACATCAAAGTACTTGTCAATAGCTTTGGCGTAATCAGCGGTAATTGATTTACGCTGAGCCATAAAGCATACTTGACCTTTTCCAAAAAGTGCATTGTTAGTTGCATAATTGCCTTTAACATCATTAGCAGATATACTAGCTGTGTAAGCACTAGTTAAGATATTTTGTACACTGCCTAGAGCAGAATTACTAGACTGACCAGTGACCATTCCGACAGCAGTCTGAATAGCCGATGGAATAGCATTTATTGTTATTGGTACGGTATTTTGTGCAACCCATGCGTTAAATGCGTCCACATTCCATGAACAGAGAGGGAAACTATCAAGCGTGATTGTTTCGGTCATATCCATTCTATCTGTACCGCTAGTTTCTGTAGCCTTGTAGCGGTCAAGTCTTAACACTTCCTGCACTGGCATTGTCATGTTGCCTACTATGTTATAATACGGTGTAAGATTTTCTGAAAATTCATATCGTTGGATTAATGTTTGGCCACAGTTATTTCTTACCTCATTAAAGTTGTAAGGGTATGTGTAAAGCTTATTGTTTCGTGGCTTGTAACCATTTATTGTATCAGTATTACTAATTGGTGTACCAGTTACATTAATTGGGTTTGTGTTTCCAGTGAATGTAATATTAACCCCCTCGTCTGTTACATCAACAGGAAGGATGTCTGTAGGACAAGTGTAAATTGCTAAAATGTTTTCAGGTGTTTCTAAGTACTTATTTAAAAAACTAGTGAGATTATTGCTACCTGCTTCCGTATTCAAAAAGGCTTTGATTTGATATCCACTATATACACCATCGTACACATATCCGCCAGTGGTTGCGAGTAGCACCATAGTGCATGTGCTCAATGAACCTAACCCAATTAGTTGAATACCACCGTTGTAAACGTATTCGCCACATTCGACATTCTCAGGCAATATATGTTCACCGATGTTATCACTCAAACTGTGTTCACGCTCAACAAAGCACTCTTTTCTTTCAATATCGAACCAGTAAGTCTGTAGGACATCAATTTGAAAGCTTATCTCAGCAGTCACGTTATTAATATATTCAATTCCAGTTACAAACGCATAAAACCATCGTGTACTAAAAGCACTGTTTTGAAACATCATGTAATTACAATCGTACAAGCTATCCGCTGTAGCCTGCATACGGCATTTACCCTTATTTACACGGTTGTAACTTACATTGGTAAAATGTTTTTTTGTTTTACTCAAAAAATAATCTGTTTGAGCCTTAATATTTGAAAAATAAATTGTGTGTTTTTGCTGAGTGGATAGTGGTACTCCACTCAGCATGTACACCTCACTATCAGGTACTATGTACATATTTCATCATCCTTTATTTAATACAACTTTATCACCTACAGCACTAGCGCTTGTAATATTTGTCGCGCCTGTGTATGTCGTTCCGTCTAAGTCTGCGACAAGTGTAATTTCTGTCTCTGATTGTGTTGAAGGAATAACGATAGCACCATATTTCTGTACAGCAATCCCTGCCGTTGTGAGAGCTTCCGTCTGTTCAAAATTGAGTGTATTAGGTACAAGTGTAGTCGTGTCATCCTGTACATTAAGAGTAAAGATAGTACCTACTTCGGAGATATCTTTTCCTGTAATCTCTACAGTGATTTTTGCTGGCTTGTCAATTGTCGCGCCAGTATTAACAAAAACTATAGCGTTTGCAAAAGGTGAGTAGGAAATGGTTTTCCAAACATGAAGCCAGTAATTCCAATACAGCCCACTACCAACTTGAGTTTCGGCAAATTCAAAGAGGTTATCATATACCTGAAACCACGCTTCATCTACTAAAATGGCTTTTACATCCCTCATCAAATTAAGCTCAGCCGTTGTTACTTCTTCAAGTTCTGTTGACTCTTCTCGGATAGCTTCAAATCTCTCATTATCAAAGGAACTAAAATCATCAATAAGATGAAGTTTTCCCATGAATTGTGCTTTGTCCATGTTAAATGCACTAGCAAGTACTTCAACGTCAAATTTTGCATTGAAATCAGCGTCCATAAAAATACACTGTCTTTCAGTCGGTGTATTATTCTGCACATGTAACTCATTAAATCTACCTGTCATATCAATAGGTAATAAGTTTGATTTCCCTCTAAAATTCACGGCCACACTATTCATATCACTAGTATCAACAGGCTGTGGGTATAATTTGCCGTGTGAAACTGCTTTTATGAGAAGATACTTAAAAAGTAAGTACTCGTCATACTCCGCGGACTGATAAACCTGCTCGATAATTGAAGAAATAAGGTTAGTAACACCATCGACGGATGTAAACGCGCGCTTCAAAGCCTGTTTCTCGATAGTAATTGGGTACATTACGCGCCAGTTGGTTAAATGAAAGACGGACTGCACATTAGGAAGAGTACGTTTAAACTCTCGACTAGAACCTTTTTCAGGGTCATACTTTACAGCCTTGATTATTCCAACAAAAATATCTTCTACAGACTCGCCAAACTCCAAGTACCCCTTTTTAAGATGCTTATACGGATTATTGAAAGTTGCACTCTGCACACGCACGAGTGCAATTCTATTAACTAATGCATTAATAAATTCGTTTGCATGGGTTGGGTTACCAAAAAGTATTTCGCCAACTTTTGGTATGTCCTGCTCTTTCTCTATTTTCGGTACATCTTTTTGATATGCGTAGGATGCGTTGTTTCTGATAACATTAAGGATATCAATTGAGCGCGCATCAAGTTTTGTTTTAGCAATTATTCTAGCCATTTAATCTTCCTCCGTTTCAAACAAATCCTCGTAAGAATTATATTCCTTTTCTTCCTCTTCGTGTTCAGTTGGTGTCTCGAGGTCATCTGCTTTTTTTTCAAAAAAACGTGAGATATATTTATCTCTCCACATTTTGTCATTTTCCTCGTATTTCTGTTTCCATTCATTTTCTTCGTCAGATGCTCCTACTGAGTCTGAAATATCTTCTATAATCTCTATAGTTTCGTCGTCTGTTCTATCACCGACATATTTTTTTACTTTTTCAACCAATTCGTCCTTTGTCAATTTAGCCATTTTAATTCTCCTTTCTAAAATCGTCTGCGTAACATCATATAAACGGGTAAATGCTTTCTCGTTGAAGGTGTGGGAGGTGTGGGAGGTGTAGGCGGTACAGGTGAACCACTTAAGTATTCATACCAGTTCTTTCCGTTTTGAATTCTTTCATCAAGTGCAATAACTCCTGCTCGTTCTCGTTCAAAACAGTACGCCTTGACTGCTTCCTCAACATCTGTTAATTGTGAAAATTCTGAACCACTATATGGGTATCGCTCAGTTGGGAGCCACTGTCCACCATACCCCTCAAGTATTTCTGCATTAATAAGCTGACACTGTAGGTTTCCGTCTTTCCAGTCTTTACCCTGTGCATTTGCGTAGTCAGTAAGATTTCTCGATGGTGTCCATTGAATTAACCCCCATCCACTGGATGCACTTAACGTTTCTTTAAGAGCAGGATTAAGGGTACTCTCTCTCTGAACATTCCCAAGCATGCCACATATACTTTCAAGTGTGTATTTTCCAGTGAAGTAAGTGTTAAACTCTACAGCATTATTTTCCATCTGCGCCTGTGTTAGATACTTTTTAGTACCTTCGATTGCTATCCACGCCATTAAATCACCTCGGCAAGAAGCGTCTTCCACGTGTTGTTACCACATTCACCGTCTTGAATAAGCCCGTGGTCTTTTTGGAAATTAATACAGGCAGACACGCACCCTTTACCGTATGAGGTATCAATTGAGCCTGAATAATATCCAAGCTTTGCCGTCAATATTTCAAATACTGTGACATCATTATTTTTAGCGCCTTTTTTCAGTAAAGTCATAGTCGTTAATTTCTCCTCTTTAAAATCAACAATTCTTTTAACAAGTACTAAATCGTTTCGGTGGGAAATATTAGTAATTGATACACCCTTTCCTTTGTTTGTTTTTGTATTTTTACTATTTCCCCTTGACTCAATCATCTGTGTACTGTTAATCGCAATAGCGATATGAGTAATTCTCTTGACCGATTTACCGAAATAAAGTAAATCAGCGCTTTGGATATTGGACACTTTTTTGCCTAATACTGAGTAACCCTGCGCTGTTGTCCTTGGCACTTTCATACCACATTTATTTAGTACAGAAAATACAAAACCACTACAGTCATAGCCCCCCTCGGCTTCGGACTCTCCACCCCACACATACGGTTTACCTAAATATGCTCTTGCCGTTCTTACAATGTCATTACTTGTCATTTACATTTACCTCACTGTCCAACTTATCACAAAGTTTCTGAAGCACAACTGTATTATTGTTGAGCGCGTCTGCGAACTTGTCAGTCTCTTCTTTATGTGCATCATTAATTTTGTTAATGTAATAACACATAATTAAACACATCCCGATGGGAAATCCAAGTGTTGAAATCAATGTTGATAAATCGTTAATCATAATGTTGACCCCCTTTCTTTTTTGTTATTATATCATATTATCCACAAATTATCAACATTAATTTGACAAATTGTGGATAATTTGTTATAATTAAACAAGGAAGGTGGATAAATGAACGATATAAAATATTATGACGGCACTAAGCTATTAAGTATGAAGGACATTAACGGAAATGTACCCGAAATTTATATTTCAACATCAAATAGAAGTGCAGGAAAAACAACATATTTTAATAGGTATCTAGTGAATAGATTTTTAAAGTATGGTGAGAAATTTTGCTTACTATACAGATTTCAAGACGAGTTAAAGGACTCAGCCGACAAATTCTTTAAGGATATACACAATCTTTTTTTCTCAGCATACGCCATGAAGGCTGTACAAGTTGGCAATAGTAAAATGTATGAACTATTTCTGTGTAGTGCCTATGATGAAGAGGACGAGGGTAAATCATGCGGCTACGCTGTAGCCCTCAATTGTGCTGATAAAGTGAAAAAATATTCTCACTATCTAAGTGATGTATCAAGAATTCTTTTAGATGAATTCCAGTCTGAAACTAATCATTACTGCGCAGATGAAGTTAGCAAATTTATAAGCATACACACCTCAATAGCGCGTGGCAATAATAGTCAGGTTAGATATGTGCCAGTAATAATGATTTCAAATGCCGTAACATTGCTAAATCCTTATTATACAGCACTGGACATTACTGACAGGCTGACCTCTGATGTTAAAATTTTACGAGGGGATGGATTTGTTCTCGAACAAGGCTACAATGAAAGCGCGTCTAAGTTACAAGAAAGTTCCTTATTCAATAGAGCGTTCAACAAGTCTAATTACATTGCTTATGCATCGCAAAATGTTTATCTAAATGATAATCATGCTTTCATTACGAAAATTAAGGGGCAGAGTCGCTATCTCTGTACACTTAAATATAAGGGTGAAGAATATGCGGTCAAAATGTTTGAAGAAGAAAGTCTAGTTTACTGTGACAAAAAAGTTGACCCCGATTTTAAACAAAAAATTTCAGTAACCACAGATGACCACAATATCAATTATGTAATGCTCAAAAATAATGGCTGGTTAATTGACTATATGAGATACTTCTTTGATAGAGGATGCTTTAGGTTCTATTCACTTGACTGCAAGGAATGTATACTTAAAGCGTTAGCTTATTATTAATGGTATCTGCGTTAGTTATTTTTGTAACATAGGTGTGAAAGGCTCTTTGAAATATAAGACATGTCTGTGTAGTTGGGTGTATGCCTACCCATGCATTAAGAATTAACGTTATAGATATATTAAAGGACAGAATTCAATTCTGTCCTTTTTGTTATGTTTCATGTGAAACATTTTATCTCATTTTATATGTCGTCTCTTGTAATACGATCCCTCCCCTTATTCTCACTGGCCGTAATTTTCCATACACTGTTAATCCTATTCTAAAATCAGCAAGCGTTCTCTTTGTTTTTAAAAATTCTTGTTGAATTGCGGAGTATGCTCCGAGCTCACCCTCTGTCACCCCCTCTATGGATTTAATAAATAAATTCTTACACCTATCAGGCATTCCTGCACATTTTACATTATAGTATGGGGTATCAATCGGTTTTTCATCTTCATGTGTGACATGTTCAATATATGTTTTCTGACGAACAAAAATAGCTTTATCCCAATAACTCTCTAACTTCCAACAACAAAAATTAGAAGGGTGTATTTTAATGCCTTTAATATTTTTCTTTGTTGTACAGCAATGTATACTGTCCGTGTCAGCATATACAAAATATTTATAGTTTTGCTGAGCGGCTCGAATAGTAAAATTTCTAGCATAACTTGTTATGGCCGAGCCTATCGCTATATACATAACTTTCTTTCCGTGTTCTTCATATGTTGTAAAACCTAATGAGCCATCATCTTTCACCCTTGCTACTTTGAATGATGATATATCTGAACTGCTGAGTTTCCCATATAGATTATTTAAAAAAAGTTTTGCTAGTGTTCGTCTTGCTCCTGTGCTATTCTGTTTAATTTTCTTGTATTTGTCAATATATTCGTCAAAAATACCTGTTATAGTTCTAAAATAACATCCGTCCAATAGCTCAAAATCTACAAGATTGTAATGCTCTTGCAACAATTCAAAATCAGTTTGCGTAAGCACCATTTCAACAGTAGCTTTTTTAATATTACCGTCAAAATCTTTGTACCATGTACATACTTCTCCTGTTTCTTTATCAAATATATCTGATGTCTCTAACATTTCAGTAGCCTTATAGAAAAAACTTCCTTTAATCTGAACGAATGGCAATTTGTTCGGCTTTAAATAAAAACGTGTACGAATACGAACAAAATAGTAGTATTGATTTGTAAGACATTTTGACGGTATTTTACCTTTGAAAAAAACTGGCTTACCGATAGGATAATAATTCCCACTTTCTGAGTGCATCATGGAAGGGTACAAGCTATTGACATCCGCCGTTAAACCCTCAGTGTAAATTCTGTTTTCGCATCCCTTCTTTAGATAACACCAACCACCTCTGTATGAGTGTCTAATATACTCGTCAGCGTTTGAGTATTTATAATAAATGGGATTTAATTTATAATGTGTTAAATCCGGAAAAAAAGCCTGATAATCTTGTTTGTCTATTGTGTGTTTAAATTCAGATAAACAGCACGAACCAATTGTAAGTTTTAAGTGCCCCTCCGATAGCATTATTTCCAAAGCTTCTTTAACCACTAGAACATCGTTGGCAATATAGTGTTTTTCATTATCTGTAATTGGACAGCCTGCATATCTTAACCCCCTATACTCCATTTCAAGTTTTCTATGCTTTGTATCAAAACTTTTGCCTATTTCTTCAACTGAAAATGGTAACAACTTTAAGCTGTCTCTAATCTCGATAAGTGCATATGGCGTTTTGATAAGGATGCTATACCACTGCCCCATGTCCGAAATCGAATAGACAAACGATTTTGGAATTAAATCTTTCTCCTTTAGAAAATGAACGTCACCGTCATTATTGGGGTTTACATATAGTTTTTGTTCATATTTTAAATCCGTTAGTAGGAATGAAAGCCAAAACGAGCCGTCAAACTTCAAGTTATGGTAATATATACAAATATTTTGCTTTAAGTTGTAAAGATAATTATACGTTTCTCTAATTGAATGGTGAATTTTAACATCCTCTGTGCCTAGCTCTACAACTGCTGACGCCCACACCTCCGTAAATGTTTGACCCTCATATACTGTGGTTTCAAAATCTCCCACCATATATTTCATTTGCTTTCTCATATTTCATCCCACGACTCGTCATTAACTATTGCTTTATCAATTTCTGCTTGTTCTGCCTCGCTTGGTAAATTACCACTTATTAATGTATATAAATGCTGTACAGCCGTTCTTGAGACGTCACTGGATGGGTGATACTTAATTATAACTTCACACGTTGATAAAAAATCATCACTTGCGTGTGATATCGAATATAAAACTGCGTCTACTCCGTACTTCTCAATTTCTGAATTTAACAAATTATTTAATAAGTCTGCTGACTGAGATTGTTGCACACCCACGTTAGCTATCATATATTGCACTTTATTCCATACTATCCTTGAAGCATGAAACATCTGTTGCCATTCTCTATCTAATTTAATTCGTTCATAGTCTCCTTGGTCTTTTTTCCTTCGTCTAGTTTCCCATGCCTTCCTAGATGCTTCTTCTCTGATTTCTCTTTTTCTCTGCTCGACTGTTATTGGTTGCCCTGTTACGTCACTAATAGCATAAGCTTTATTATAAAGCTGTTCCGGTCTAATCTTTGACAATCTCCTTATTGACCCTGATGTGATAGTTTTGGGCTTTGGTGGAATAAGATTAGGCTCGAATACATACCCTCTTTTCTCGGCGTTTCTAATAAAACGTTTAATTCTGTTTCGCTCTTTATTATATTCTTTCAAAAGCTGAGTCTTCTTAGTTATCTTACTCATAGTGTTTATTCCTCCAGTCTTTACAGAGTAATTAAGGGGAGAGGTTTTACCCTCCCCCCCTTAGATAATACTTCAATAAATAACTATCTTATCATTAACTGATAAAATTTTCTGCCACTGTTGGAGGTATTCTCGCACACCTCAACTACAGCGTGTCCGTCATCTGATATGATATCCTCAAGCATATTTAACGTTTCATTCACAGTCTTAGAAATGCTTGTAAAAACTGCTCCGTCTTTATCTACAAAAACTGATACAGTTACTGAGTTGCCGTCTTTGTCTGTATCATCGTATGAACCGACATTAACAACATCAATCTGTAAACCCTTCTCAATTTTCTGGCCTGATGCTTTTGCATTAAATAATTCCTTCTTTGATAACATGATAATGACCTCCTATTTACTGTGCTGTGTCTGCTTTGTCTGTTGTGTTTGCTTCGTCTACTGCTGTGCCTTTTACTACTTCCTCTGCTTCGTCAATGTAGCGACTGAGTGGCATGGTGTAAGTTTTAGTAACAACTTTCTTATCTGTGATTGCTGAGATTTTGAATGTGTCTGTTTCGTACATCTTGCGGACATATGCAAAAAGCTTTGCTTCATCCTTTGGCGCTTCACTCTCGTAGATTGGAAAAGTCCTAGTCATAGGCTCACAATACACAGTGTCCATCCCTAATACACTCACATTCAGTGTGGTGATAGTTCTTGTTACGCTTGGTTTTCTCATTTTTAATTCCTCCTTGTTTTGTAATGAGTTTTTGCTTTGTAACTTATTGTAACTTATTGTAACTTGTTGTAACATGCACCATTGGTGCAAGGGCTAGTGAGTGGAGTTGCACCACTCGTCAGCTTGGTTACTGCTAGTCGATAACATATACTCTTGTCATAATTTTGTTCCTCCTTTTTTCTTATAATTAATCAATTTCAATGTAAAGAATACCGTTACTAAGCTGATATGCTTTAACTGGACTATTGAGATAGTCTATCAATTCTTTTATCTGTATGCGCTTTCCGTTTCTAAACGCCTTTATTTCATAACAAGGTAGTATGTTCATTATTCCCAATACATTACATACCTTTGGTGTACATGCGTCAATATATTGAGTAATCAACATTATTGAAACCATAATGAATGTTACTATTGTTAATACTAAAATTATATCCATTGTTTAATCCTCCACTGTGATAAAAAATTCATTTCTAATAATATCTAATAGTTTAACCGTTGTTTCAAGTACAACAGTTGACTTTAAATAAATACAAGCAACGGCTATCGACTGTTACAATATTCAAATATGCATTACTGTCAATCACTGTGAGCAATTCTTTAATCTTCATTCAACTTATCCCTCCATTCTTTCACTTCATCAATTATAATTTCAGCTAATGCGTTAGCGCTGAGTTTAGACTCGAACAATCCAAAAGGCGCTTTGAATATATGTTTATACCCGTCAGCGTATATATAAAACACTACTGATGATAATGTGGGTTCAATATATACATCAACTCTACACTCATTGAATTCCGTTGCTGATTGTATTAGAGTTTTAACTGCTTCTAAATATTGTGCATGCATGGTTTTTTTCTCACCTCCTAGTTGTCAATGAATACAACAATAAAACTAAATTCAGTGTTGCACTTGTAGAATATTGAATACATTTTAATAATATTACTGTCAAAATAACAAGAGGGAATATCCTTAACTTTTCCGGCCCATCTACCGCACATTCCATTTGCGTCGTTAGGATTATGTATTTCAACAGACTGCGAGTCCATCAAAACACGATATAAGTCTTGAACTGTCATATTATCTCCTCCTTTTAACTGATAAACCCCCAACCCTTCCCACCTCCAACCCTCTACAAAAGACAGACGCCTCAACATCTCCTGTTCTTTTGTTTCTATATACATTATATCAGTTTTATATAAAAAATGGTGTATAATCTGTTAATATATTGTAAACAATTTGTGAACATTATAATGTAATGTACACCATCTGCACTGATGATAAGAGCTCGTACCCCAAATGGGGTACGAGCTAGTCGACGTTTTTCAGAATGGTATGCCTACTA